ATTCTCTAACTTTTCTTTTTGCACGTTGTAAAAACATTGTGACGTTTGCAATCTGTATAGCGTCCACGTTTGCAGACCCATAGTTTGTTTGCCTTGTAATCTGAATATTTGTTGGCGTGATAGGTTCACTGTTAGATCCTGATGTTGCAACAAACTCACCTCCGACTGTGCCTATTAACAATTCTGTTGTAGATGATAAATAACGTATTGCATTTACCTGGTTAGATGCAATTGTGTATATCATTGCGTCTGTCGCATTTGTACCAGTTGCAAAGTTTTCATAACTACCAGCAACACTAAAAAACAAAGACTGCGGATTGTTGTTTGTGCCTGCAAAAACTAGACGCTGTTCAAAGAAAGCAACTGAGCTAGGTCTGTCATCTGCTCCACTTAGACCAGGGCTAGGGCTGCCGCTTATAGATACTGTTGATAATGACCAAGAAGTGTGGCCTGTGCGTGTAAGTTTACGAATGTCATAACTTGGATGCACAATATACATAACGTCAGCAGATTGTGCATATTTGATTTGGAACAAATCATCTTTGTCGTAAGGGGATGCAATTTGATATATTTTAAATGCAGTGCCAGCAGAGGCATAGGTTGTCAGTGATGATGTATCAAAATTATTACCGTCCATGTCTTGCAGCTGAAATGTATTTGTTGCAACTCCTGCAACTTTAAATTGTCTGCCATTAAGTTCTGTCATGCCAACTATGCCAGACAAAATTACATAATCACCATTAGAATAACCGTGTGAGCTTGCCGTAACTACTCCTGGGTTAGCTTTTGTAATTCCTGATATTGTCTTACCAGTTTCTGTAATAATACCATTATCTTTATGAAATCTTATATACTCGTCACCAAACTCCATCATATAAGTTTGTGTTGTCGAAAATTCAAAAGGTATCAATCTTGTTGTGTCACCGCTTGTTTTTACTTCAGATATAAATTTTGATCCTGGTCTGCGTGATGCTCCACCGTGCGGGTGTATCGTCATATTTTCAAGAGTTTTACAACCATTAAAATATTTTGCCAAATCAGTTCTACCATCTAATCTTGGAGACAACTCACCTGCTGTAAAATTAGTAAAACCGAAAGTAGTTTTAGCCATTAGTACCTCGAATTGATAAACGTGCTTGCATCAACATCGTACGGTGTGCCTTCTGTTGCATCTACAAATCGTGCCTCTCTAAGTTTACTCTGATAAACTTCTTGCAACTGTGATGCTAAGGTGTTGGATTGTGTGATGGCGTATGCAAGTTCAGCAGCTAATCTTGCTGCTAATGTTTCTACAAGTAACGTATCGTATTGCTGTGGGTCTGTAATTTTTGCTAAATACGTTAAAAATATTTCAGGTTCATCTGTAATTATTTTTCTACCCTCGACTTTAAAAGTTTGGCCATTGTCGAGCATAGATGATGAGCCGTTATGAAAACCACCAATTTGCATTATTCTTATGCAGTCTGCTGGTAATGTATATTGTTTTGTGTATTCATAAGCTGGAGCTGTGCTATCTGCAGCTAGTTCAACTCTTTTTACAAGACAGTTCCAGTAATGAGTTCTAAATATTGCATCTCGCACAGGTTCGTAACGCTGGTTACAAAGCCTTGCATTACGAGAATCTTCAGTCAACGCTGTAATATTTGCAGCACCTAAACTGTTAAGTGCTGAGTTACATATTTCTACTACTGATGTCATATTATCCTACAAGTGTTTTTTTATTAGATTTTTTATTGTTTGCAGCAAATTTTGCAGCTGCCTCTTTACTACCAAAGCCCCATTTTTGTAAGGCAAGTTTTAATCTTGTTGGCTTGCCGTCCTTTTCAAGTGGCCCTTTCATACCAGAAAATCTAGCAGCAAAACTCACTCGTCTTGGATTTGTGCCTTTGCTTACAGGTGCTTTTACACCGTAAAATTTTCTGCCTTTTGCGTTCAGACCCCCAGATGGATTCTGGTGTTCTCTGCGTGCCATTAGCCTACCAACGTATTTTTCTTTTTCTTATTTTTTATCGCAGCTGCTATGACATCACCTCTAGTAACTACGTTTGGATTTCCATACATAGCTGCAAGGTTTTTGTTTTTATTATTGTTATTTTTCATTTTTTTATCAGTGTGTCCTGGCATAGTTTTCTCCTAACCTACTAATGTTTTTTTCTTTTTTTTCGGAAAGCCTGCTTGCATATTTGCATAGGCTTTATCTGTAATTGTAGAATCTTTTTTTGATCTTGATATTCCAAGACGTTTTCTACGATTAATGTTTGCATATAATCCTGGTCTAGACATTTTTTCTCCTATAAGTAGGCGGGCCGAAGCCCGCCTGTAGTTAATTAATCAACAACGTAAAACATTGTTAATTCAATTGAGCCAGTACCTGCTGCACCGCCCATAGTTACAGTTACATTGTAACCGTCACCATCAGCGTCAACTTCGATGCCTGATCCAAGAGCAAGAGTGTTTGCTACGTCAACTTTTTGAGCTGAAGTAGAAGCTGCTGCTGCATAGAACTCATCTACGTCTTTTGCGACAGATGTACCATCTGCATTTTTGTATGCTCCGTGTCCAACACTTAGTGTTGTAGAGCTGCCCATAGCGTCATGTGCTAGGTAGCCGTGCAATATTCTTGCACCGTCTGGTAAGATAAACATTTCGATGTCATCACCAGATGCTAGAGAAGATGCTTCGTATTGTGCGTAAGCAACTCTCATTCTACCGCCAAGCTCATTAGCTTTGACTTTTTCAGAAGGTACGTTCTGGTTGTATTTAGTTTTTTGAACTGAATATACTGTAGCCATATTGTCCTCCTATTATGCTTCGTGACACGGTATTTGGAAAACTTTAACTTCTTCCATTCTAGTCGCACCAACTGACATACAGTAGTAAACTTGAGTAGAGTAATTTTTGTCGTTTCTCTCATCAATTTTAGCTGTAATGTCCTTGCCAATAGCAAGTTTTACTGCGTCTTGAGTGAAGGCAAAGCAAAGCCTGTCATCCGTGTTTGTTGAGTCAAGGTTTAGTCTGTTTGAAGTGATAAACTTGAAGCCTAAGAAGCTGTCAATATCACCCTGAGCTAGAGCCTTAACTGTGTTAAAATCACTAGATTTGATCTCAGTAGTTGCTAACAAATCAGAAATCTGATTTGGCCCACATACGATGTATCTAGGGATCGATGGATCAACGCTTTGTAAATCAAAACGCTTTTTAGCTGCTAATAATTTAGCAATTGTCAACCCATCTGATTGATCTGCTGTTGCGAATTTACTTGCACTTGGTAGAGCAGTTGATGTTCCACCAGATACGCCAGTAAACGCTGTGCCGCCCAAAGCTGTAATGATAACGTCATCAATAGCTCTGTTCATCGCAGCTGCTGCTGCTTTTGCGTAAGAGCTTGTTGGATCGATTAACATTCTAACTTTGTCAACATCATCGATAAGATCCGCCCAAACGTAGTCTTCTAGACTTACACGTCTTCTTGCGTGTGGTGTGTCAAGTTGCGGAGTATCAGAGTGTCTTGACGTTTTCTTTACAGCAGCTACTGAGCCGACTTGTTCGAAAAACGCATTTTTTCCTGTAATACTCTCAACATCCACAGCAGAACGCAGTTGCGAACCCATCTGTTGTGACAGCATTTGTACGTTAGCAGAATACTGCTCGACAAATGCAGTTGTAATTTGTGAACTCATGGAGTCCTCCTTCTTTACAATGTTAAGTTAAAAAAAATCAGAAAATTGTCCTTACGGGTTCTCTTACATTTTACGATTGCTCATCGGCTGATCTATACTCAGCTGTCAAACAGAGTCCTAAGTTTTGGATTGTTCTGTTAAATCTGGGTGTGCCATTTGCCGTAAAGCAAATACATCATCAACAGCTTGTTGATGGTGCGGGTGTAACTTATCCCAATATGCAGTGCCAGGTGCTGTTAGCTTGGCTATTTCTGCATTTGCTTCTTGCGGTGTCATAGCACCAGAAGATGTTTGATCTGCTGTGATTGTATCCTCAGCAAAATTAGCAGCTAAGTTTGTCAAAGCTCTAATAAACTGTGGATTGTTGCCAAGCAATGATCCATCTTCCAATGTGACTTGTGCCATTTCACTTCCAAAAAATTTATTAAACACACCGTTTGCTTCTGATAATTTTTTATCATAAGCCAATCCCCAGTCTTGTCTAAGGTCTTGCTCTGCTGTTGTTCGATGCATTTCTGATGCGGCTTCGTTTGTTTCCAATGCTGCAGTTTCTATTCCTGAATACCAGTTCAATAATTGTTGTGCCTGGTCAGAGTTTAGTCCTGCTTTAAAAGCTGCCTCTTGGAATCCTGGAAGATTTGTTGGTTCGTACCCTTCCGCTGGCGGTGTGTACTGTACTTCATAACCTTCAGGTGTGTCTGGCCTACCAAGTCTAGAATAGAATTGATTCCAGTCATCGTCAGTTGCGTGTTTGTTAGGTAGTGGTATTTTATCTGCCCCTACCATTCTTTGTGCGTGGACATAGCCTTTTGCTAGTTGATCCACGTCTTGTATGTTTTGCAATGACGGTTCGTTTCTTACGTCTTCTGCTAGACTATCAATAAATCTAGCAGGAGCTTCAGTTGTCGTTGCAGATTGCGTGGGAGTTTGTTGCTCCTCCGCTACAGTTGTCTGTACTTCTTCTGACATTTAGTTCTCCTTTTGTTTAAGGACATTATCAATCCATAAGACGGCAGCTCTCTGTCCTTCATAAAAAGCTGACTCATGGCTGTCACCTTTTACGTTAGTCGTTGCGTAAAAATGACATCGTTTTTTTAAATCCTCCAGGACACGTTCGCCCTGTTCAGATCCAAAAACTATTTTATAATCACTTATAAGTTGTTTTAGTATTTTGGCTTTTTCTTTTTCATCCATCTATTCTCCTTGTGTTAAGACCTTAGCCATTGGGGCTAACTGTCCAGTTGCTTGAGCTTCTTGCATTATTGCTTGCTGTTGTGCAGCTTCAGCTTCTGCTTTTGCTCTTTGTAATCTAATCTCTGCAATTTCTTGATCAGATCTTAGAACTTTACGAGGAACACCTAAAACATCGGTGACGTGTTTTACCAGCATATCAGGATCAATGTGATCCATAACTGGCATCCTGTCACCTAGTGGAGCAATCATTTCCATTGCTCTTAATATTGCCTGTACATCACCTTGTCTTTGTGAACGTGCAAGTGGTGATACATACTCAATATCAATTGTCTCACCTTGCAGTTGTTCTGGCGGCTCAGGCAGTTTTTTATTTCTTAGTAGAATATTAAACACACGGTCAATCAATGGACGTAGCATTTCTGCTTGCAATCTGCCAAGGACAGGTGCAAGCAATCTCATCTTTTCTTCGTTACGTTGCATGACCTCTGTTGCTGTCATACGTTGGTTTTGCTCTGATATTAATTGATCAATAAAATAAACTTGTTGTATAGATCTGCGTCTTTGTTCTTCAAGATTTAATCCTACAGGAGTGTTAGCTCCTATGTTTAATGGTTCAATACGATCTCTTGATCCTGACCTGTAAAAATTTAATCCTCCTGGCTGCGTTCTTACTGGTAAAATAAAACTGTCGTCTGGCACTAACAATGGTGGGTCAACCATTTTTTGTGCAGCTTTAATAGTTGTTTCTGCCATCTTGTTTAACATTTTTATATCAGGCAGAGCTGTCATAGACGGAGAACGTCCATAAACTTCACTAGGTGATTTTAAATATCTAGGCACAATGTATGGAAACTCATTGTAACCACCGACAGATATTATTTGGTTTTCGTCCTTGTGATAATAAATTGACGTAAACGCCATAGACTTATTATCCATTTTATATGGATTGAGTTTGTCGTTTGGTCTTACACAATGATGCAGCGTTACTTCTTCGTATGGATGGTCTTTTACTTTCTTTAGAATAACTTTTGGTAAGGCATCACCAAATTTTCTAAAGGCAGCTTCAGCTGTCATTTTAAATTCTCTATGAACAGTATCAACTATACCTTTGTGATTTTCTGCTGCATAAACTTCTTTGATATGACGTGTGTTAAATCTTAAAACATTTTCTTCATCATACTCAATCATCATGCAGGCAGTGCCAAAGGCAACAAGATCTGTATAAACTTCGTGTATTTCTTGTTGAAAGTTTGACCTCGCAAAAGCCATGTACATTGTTCTTGTTGAAGTTTCTAGCCACTCTAGGGCTTCTTCATCGTTACGAAATGACTCATCTTTGAAACGCATATCAAACCATGGTGATGCAGAGTTTGTCAGCATGCCGTGCAAAGATGATGACAAAAGTTCAAGTGCGTGCAGAGCTGTGCCATCAAATATAAATTCTGTACGTTTATCTCCCTTGCTTCTTGACTTTGTTACATCGGCCCTTCTTGGCAAACAATAGTCAGCAACTTCTTGCCAGTGACTTTCCCAGTTTGCTCTTGAAGATTTTAATTTATCAAATTGTTTTGTTAGCTCGTTGGCTTTCATGTTAATACCTTTGTAAAGTTTTTTTACCCTGCCTCATTGCGTTAAGACCATACATGTTATTCATTTGTGTAAAAATTTTACCTTGTTTCTTTTTTGGTCTTAATGACTTTGTGACATCTGTTGCTGCAGCAAATTTTATTGGAGAACTAAAAGGTGCTGACAGCATATTGTTTGATCTATACATTAACCTAAAAGAGTTGGTCTAAATATAGTTGGCTCACCTAGAACACCTTTTTGTGAAGTCTGAACTAAAGGTTTTCTTTGTCTTGATATTCTACCCTCTGGTTTGGCTGCTGCACTGTAAGCTCCAAGTTCAGCTGTAGCTCCTGCGGCCTTATCTGCTGCAGCTTCTTCTGCTGCTTTTTTTGCAGCTGCTTCTTGTGCTGCTTTCTTTGCGGCAGCTTCTGCAGCAGCTTTTTTAGCTGCAGCTTCAGCAGCAGCCTTTTTAGCAGCTTCCTCTGCTGCTTTCTTTCTTGCTTTTTCCGCAGCTATTTCTGCTGGTGTTGGCCCAGGCGGAGGTGGTGGTGGTGTTGGTGCTGGTGGTGGTGCAGCTACTACTGGTGTTGGCGGTGGTGGTGGTGGTGCTTGTACTTCAGGTATAACATCAATCACCTTGTCAACTAATTGTATTACTGGTTTTGGTATAAATCCCATTTTTTTCTCCATTGGTAGGGCAAGTTTAGCCTGGACTCGTTACGTTTGTACTGTGTCCAGCCTATGCGTTTGTAAAGTTCTATAAGTTTTTTTGGTATTGGGCTTGCCACTAAAGTCTTTGCTCCCAAACCGTATGCAAAGTTATAAAAATTATTTACAACCTTGCGTGTTAGTATTCTTCCTTTGTACTCGTCAGCTATAACAAGATGCGTGTGGAACATCCCATCCTGGATGTCGTATAGCCACACAAATCCAGCCGTATTCTGATCGTGTACAAATTTAAATATTTTTGCATAATAAATTATTTCATTGTGTGTATCTAAGTACGGGTACTTGATTACAGTCAAGAAGTTGTAAAGTTCTTCGTGACCGTACACTCTAACAATATCAATCAACCTAATAATGATTTCTTAAATATATCTGCGTCTTCTTCAACACCTTGTGGCCCTGTCAAGATTGTAGGTGTCATGCCTGTTTTCTTTTTTCTTATTTTCTTTTCTGCTTCTTTTTTTGCTGTTGTCACCTCACCTGTTTCGTTTCCTTCTGCGTCTTTTACAATAATTGTATCGTCAGGTTTTTTTGCGTATGTATCTTCTATTGTAGCGGGTGGTGTTTTAACTCGGCTTTCCGCTACAGGTCTTTGTGCAGCCTGCGGCATCACAATAGTTTTTGGTCTTAAAAATCCCATTTTATTCTCCTAATGGATTGTAATGTAGGCCCGCAGCCTCTTTCTGCGGTGGCCGTAATTGGTTTAAATCTAATTCTTGGTGTGCAACTGCAACGTATCTCCAACAATCTGCAAAGTGACTGCTCCAATCATGAACAGGTCTAGAAAATGTTTTGTCCTTGTCCATATACTTACGGTGATACCATTTCATTGCATCTAAAAATGGTTTGCAGCGTTCACGGTCAATGTATGTTTTTGATAACAACATCTGACCTGCATGCAACCCATCTTCTACAGGCAGCTTAGGACAAATCTTTATTGGACGCATCCCCAGCTGGTACGCATACTCTTGCCTGGAGTGTCCTGTGGACATCTCTCGTACAGCAACATCATGCGGAAAAATATAGTTTCTAATTAAATAGTTTTTATCTTTTATAACAGCAGCATAATGATCAAGGCCATAATTGCTATTATCATAACAGTCAATGACGAATAATCCTCTACCAATTGTTTGAGTGAATAAAAGACACGTTTTATCGGAGATGCCCAAGTCGAAATATACGTCAACAGGGTATCCCACATCATACGGATATAGTCCAATGCGTTTCTCCTCCTCCATTTTTTCTATTTGTTTTCCAAAGACAGCTCCGCTTACGTTAGCTGTAAATGAAACTTCAAACTCTTGCATGTACTGATCTTCTGTCATCAGTTTCTTTGCAGAGTCTAATTCTTCTTGTGGCAGTAGCCTGGTCTCACTTGCCTTAAACAAACAAGTAAACCACTCAGGGTTTGCCTTGGCATCCTCGTATAGATGGTAAAAAGCATCCATGCCGTTTGGTGTACCAATAAATATTACTTTGCCTTGACGGTCTGCAATAGCTGGACGTTGCACTTCACTAAACATTCTGCTGTCCATCTGTGCATACTCATCATTTACAACTAGATCTAACCGCAAGCCACGGGCAGCATCTATGTTCTCTGAGCCAAACAATGTTATTCTTGCTCCGTTTGGAAAGTCTGCACGCAGCTCAGTCTCGTTGTATTTCATTCCAGGTATCATTCTGGAAAATTCTTTTACATAATCCCATGCAACTTGTTTTGCCTGCACTCTTGTTGGGCAAAAGAAAGCACCTCTAAAATCTTTGTGCTTTGTTGTTAGGGCCTCTTTGATCAAATGATTGATCGAGAATATTGTTTTACCTCCCCGTCTGTGCATGACACATACGGCAAATCGGTATTTTTGCAAGGCATCATGCAAAACCTTCTGCTGTGGCCTTGGAGAATACGGTATCTTTATAACCTGCATTAATGCACCGTTGCCTCAAACGGTATGCTGGTTTTGTGCAGATCAAGTAAGTTTATTATAAAATCGCACGCAGCTTTGGCATCGTCATCATCTTCGAACACACCTATTTCTACAACAACTTTACGCTGCAGTTGATCAAAATAGACCGCTGCTTTTACATCTGGTTTGTCTGTCATCGTCCGTACTAAAGTCCTATCTATATATATATAACAAAGGCAGCCCCGTTTTGGGGGGGTCGAGCCTGGTTTTCCGCCAAAAAAAATGTGTGTGTGGGTACAAATACCACAAAAACATTAGGCCACGCCTCATATTTTTGCATTTGTCACAGCTCTGGGTTGGACAGCTGCTTTTTTTCCTGAATTTCCTGGACTCCTTTCCCGTGTGCGAGAGCCTGCGTTTCATGTGTGGAAGTAGCAAGATCTCCCTCCCACATAACTTTGATTGTGCTTTCTCCTGTTTGTTTTACTTCTGACTTGTCACCATAAACACTGATCAATTTACTAGCAAGCCAACGATAGTGATGCATCTGTTCACGCAAGAACCCTAGCTGATTAGGTGGTATGTCCTTTTGCTCTAACAACTCTAAGCATCTATCTAACCAGGTAGCTGCTCCTGTCTTGCGTGCTTCTTGCAAGTCAGCTGCAAACTCCTTATCTTCTCTGGCCCATTTATAAACTGTTGTCAGACCTGGCATATCCTTCTGCTTGCAGATCTTCGTCAATGGTGTACCCAGCTGTAGTTGTTCTAATATTTTGTCTGAGTATTGCTCTAATTTCATCATCAGTCTTATGTCTCATTGATACTAAATTTTTCAAGGCTTTGATTTTACCTTCAACAGATCGTGGGCCTGTACTCATACCACCGTGGTTTTTGCAACGGTAGTGACCTGACTTCATCAAATACCCTTTGGCTTTGCATTGTACTGTGTAGTTACTACGCCTTGTGTAGCTTTCACAAAAGACTTTTTTACTTGGTCTTCCTGGCATGATTACTCAGCTTGCACACTGATTTGTTGATTATAATACATTTGGTAGATTATTCGGTACAATTTGTCTAATAAAAAAATCATGTGTATTTTATTTGTTTTGGTATTTTTTTTGTCAGCTCATCGTTAATCAATATACGCATACGCAACATGCGTATTGTTTCCATGTACCTTTTTTTTGCAGTATGCCGACTGCATTTTAGTATATGACTTCCTATCCAGTGCCAAGGTGCTTTGATTGATCTTGCCCATACCATTTTACGTTCTTCCTGGCCCATCATAGGATTAAGGTAAAACAGTACAAATTCGTATATTTCTATCTCCCGTGCCGATGCAGTAAACCTTGGTTTTACCTTGTGCCATGCAGCATGTTCTGTCTTGTCATTTACCACATCAAAACGCATGGTAGCCATCCCGTTGCGAACAGCTGGTGGTAGTTTTTGTTCAACATCGTGTGCTGTTTCAAACATATCAATGATTTGTACAGAGGTGATACTCATATCTTGAAACCTTTTGGGGGTTTGACTTTACCTGCCATGTACGCAGCCCACCACTTTTCACGGTCATACTTGTCCATGCTGTTAAGAAATTTCATCTTAGCGTCCTGCTCTGCTTTAGTGACCTTGGCAGGTGTGTTACGTTCAGTAACTTTCATCTTATACCCCCTGCTAAGTCGTTTCCCTAGATATGACATATTTGGCATCTTTAACTTAGTATTCTTAGTAGTATTATTAGTAGTGTTATTAGTACTTAGTACTCTATTAATACTTGACACCCGTGTCACATCAGTCAGCAGGTTTTCTTTCACATAGTATTCGCAGCTGCTCGGTAGTCGTTTGCGTCTAATCCATCCACCCCGTTCCAATTCGTCCAGGCTTCTAATCACTGTGCGTTTACTCCAGGATAGTTGTTTAGCAAGGGTGGTTTGTCTGACATAGCACCGCCCGTATTTTGCCATATACTCGCAAAGAATGAGGTAAACAACCTTTGCCCTGGGGCTAGTACCAGAACGTATAAATGTGGCCCATTTTGCAGCATTATTAGTCAAGATGATCCAGCCCGTGGTGATCCAACAGCTCACCGATGCCGTGTTTAACGTAGTCTATTTCAGCAGCACAATAATTAGAGTCATGGTGTTTCGTGTACACAAGCAAGTTGTAAGACGTGATAGCAAACACCAACGACAATACAAACAGAATTAGTTTACTCATAGCAGCTCCGCTGCAGGTCTGAGCTGATCAATAGGCACTTTGTAAAAGAATGGCCTGTTGCCAACCTTGGCAACCCAGTCATCACGTTTAGCTTCACTGCCATGGATATATCCTGCCAGCTCGTACTTTGTGTGAGTATGACAGATAACCAACAGATACTTTTGCAGGTCACTGTAGCCTGGTCTAATAATTAAATAATTTGCATCTTTTGCAGGGTCTTGTGTGTAATGCATTTGGCATTTAACCTCCAGCTCGTGCAGGTCTGACCTTGTGTATGTGTTGACACTATAATCCCAATATCTGTTTAGACCTTTTGCTGCAGCTATTTCAGATGCAGCTGATATAACGGCCCATCCTGCATCATATATAGGCTTTGATGACATTGTAGCCCCGTAGCCATCCTGGTGCTGTTTATGAATGCTTTGTGTCTTACGCAGCATACCAACCACAGCTGCTGCAAAGTATTCATGCCAGGCTAAATTAACTATCATTTTGCAGATTTAAATTAATAACTTTTTGACACCAATCTTTTGGTATAGATGTAATCCTGCTTGTTTCTAAATCTTCAAGTATAAAATCACCAGCCAGGACATATTTTTTGTCAGTCTCCTGTACTATCCAGCCAACACTGATGACAGGAGCTGTCTCGTGCCGTTGTGCTTTTTTAAGACTGCTCCATCCTGTCTCGTGGTCTTGTGCGTCCTCCCACTCGATACAAACAAGCCTAAACTTGCCATGATGAAACTTATTTTTTTTGACCATTTCGTTCAACCCAATGCTTTACAAAATCGTTTGCTGTAACTGCACCTTTTGTAATTTCGTATATTTTTACAAGCTGTGGCGGCTTTGGAAATTTCTCAGCTGTGGCCCATCTATAGACACTACGAGGGCTTATGTTACCTAGTTCTCTTGCTATTTCTTTCCTAGATTTGCCAGTTATGGCACACCACTCGTTTAAATTCATAATGATGACAATAATTTACAAACACAAAAAATAAATACACTGAAATATATTGGATGCATCTTTGTTAATAAAATGTCCAGGCGTGTCAATTATTTTTACACGTTTTATGTCATGTCTATTTTTTATATGTTTATGTTTTGTGAAAAAAAATAATAAGTTTTCTAATAATTTTTTGACTTATTCACAAATCCACAATGACACAAAAGGTCAATGCAATACAAAATATTTGAAAAATATTTGCAAAAATTAAATTTTTTTTTAAAATTTTTTTC